GGTCTGGGCGAACTCGGGGGTGTAGGGTGCGTTCATATCTTGGACCTTTGCAGAAAGGATTTGAGCGCGGTCTTGTCCAGTGACCGCAGGTACTTCTCCAAGTCGTCCCGGGACAAGGGGAACGACGTCTTCACGAGATACGGGCCCGGAGACCCGGTGCTCACGAACCGTGCCCGGAGGGACATGGTCGTCATGGCCGCAGCCAGTGAGCGAGCTTCTTGGTTCTGAACACCAGTCAGCTTCTCGGCCGCCAGCACACCGACCCACGTCTTGCCGATCGCAGAACTGACATCGAGGCACGAATCGAGGTAGATGCCGTCTTCGTTGTAGTTCACGAGGAAGCACAGGCCGTACTGGATGTCTTCTTCGTCGTCCTCAGTGTCGAGGGTAGGCGACATTCCGGACTGCAGGGTCCCAGCAGGATCGGCAAGATCCACATACCCCTCCCTGCTGGTAGGCGGGGCAGGTGGCGTCCGCCGACTTGCTGACGACCGTGCTGGTGTTGAAGAACTTGATTGGTGCGTAGCCATCGATCATCGCTCCTGATATGCGAACCACGAGGTTCTTGGGGAAGGAGCCCATCGTGCTCAGATACTGAGATACGAGGGCGTTCTCGCGCGTGGGCAGCCAGAACTTGGTGTCGGGGCACAGGTTGGCCACCTCCACGATGTTCACGAGGTGCCACATGCCCTGCAGATCCCCGCTGTCGTGCCATCGGAAGAAATCGCACTTGCGCTTCTTGATGGTCCAAGCGATGGCCTGCACCCACAGCGGGTGCTTGAGCGACTGAAAACGACGCTCCTGCGCCTCTGTCACGTTGGAGAACAGGTAACGCCCCTTGAGGGCATAGCAGTCAGCGCAGACGCTGCCCGGAACCTTGTGCAGTTTCGCGCCGACCTTGCAGTACTTCGCGGGGATGCCGTAGGCGTAGCCGGGCATCTTCGAGGGTTTACCGAGTCCGCCATGAATGGCATCAGCCTCCTTGAGCGTCTTGAACATGGACTACTCACCCAGCACGACGCCGCGATTGGCGGCCTTGTACTCCTCGACGAACTTGGCAGCGCGTTCCTGCGACAGGACTTGGAAGCGCAGGCCGTCTTCGGTGCCGTGCATGATGAGCTGCGGCTCCTTGCCCTTGTCCACCTCGAACTCGGTCATGAAGTGCTTGATGTCTTCCTCGGTGAGCGACACAGGCTTGTCGCCGTGCAGCTTCCACAGGACCATGGTGAACAGCTTCTCCAGCTGGCCGGCGGCTTGAACGAGCACGTTGGGCTGAGTCATTTCTTGCTTCCTTCGTCGACGAATGCGAACTTTGTGTTGGGGTGGAGGACGCGCTGCTTGCCGAGCAGAGCTACGGCCTTTGCGCACAGTGGATCGACCGAGGCGGCATCGATGATCGTCTTCATGATCGCGGAAGCACGCACGTTCGGGCGAAGGGAGAACAGATCGAAGTGCCCAGAACCCGGCGGCATGGCAATCATCCAGCCAAGGTGTTGGACGGCCATGTTGTCGTCGTGCGACCAGTGACTGTCAACGCCCCCGGTTGGGTCCCACCCGGCGGCCACGCACTGCCACAGCCACTTCTGGAGGGCTTCCGCGTTCACGGCGTGGTCGGGGGCTTCCACCGGTGGCTTCAGAATACGCGTTGAGAGCGTCACGTTTGGACTCCTTTCGACGCTGCCGCTCGTAGTCGACCACCCCCTTCACGAGGTAATACCCCATGACGGTGGTGGCGACGATGCGATAGGTAGCGCTGGTCAGTTTGGCTGCTGTCACAACAGCATTGACAATTGGCATTGACTGGCTCCGACTTGAGATGTGATCCACCGGGCTACCTCCTCCCGTGACACAACACGGGCGGCCAGCTCGGTGCTGGAGAGCGGGTGGTTCCACTCTTGGTTCCGGTAGATCACGCCCCCATCGGGCGTTCCAATCACAACAGCTACGTTGCGCCCTTCAGCGAATCGGTCGTTCAACCATCGACGTTGTCGAGGCGTGAGGTCCGGAAGGATCTCTGCGCTTCTCGGGATTCTCGGAATGAACTTGTATTCGACCCAAAGGTCGCCGGCACCCCCGCTGTAGTACACATCGGGGGTACCAGAGCGCAGCGGGTTGTACATCTTCTCGATGTACGGCTTCTTCCCGCCGAACTTCTTGTGGACAGAGCCAATGAACGTGTTCTCAGGTTTGGTTGACATCGAAGACCTCGCGGATGGTTTGCTGGAGATCTTCCAGACTACCACCGTTGCTGATCTTGAAGTCGCCTTCCTCGCCCTTGAACTCGATGCCGGCTTCCGAAGCATGCGCTTCGACGGCCACGGCGCTCGGACGCTCGATGTGGATCACACGCCCGCCTTGCGAACGAACCCATGCGGCCTCGTTCTCGAAGCGGACGTCAGCGATCACCATGCCGGGGCCGAAGTTGAGCAACCGCTGCTTGGCCAGAATCAGCCAGAGATCGGGGTTGATCAGCTGCCGGCCCCACTCGGTGCCCAGCGTCTGCATGAGCCGACGAGGGCTCACGCCGATGGCAGCGATCACGTTCTCCTTGTTCTCCTGCCAGTACGGGTCGCGCATGTCGATGCCGAGCGGCACCAGCATGGCCCGAATGGGGTCAGCGAACGAGTAGATGTAGCCACCACGCTGCGCGAGGATGAAGTTGGCCACAGTGTCCTTGCCCGAGCGGGCACGGCCATGAAGGCCGATTACCGGCGTGTCACGCATGCGAAGATCTCCTGAAGATGCACGGCTTGGGTGATGGCGTCGTCGAGACCGTTGTGATGCACGCCTTGGCGCACCAACGGCACGTTCTCGCCGAAGATCCGCTTCATGGTGCGGTAGCAGCGGTTCTTGCCGTACGACCACGGCTTGACCAGCCCAAAGGTGTCGAACAGGCTGCCGATGATGACGTTGTCGAAGTCCGCGCCGTTGCCCCACAGCTCCACCTTCTTGCCGCCATGGCGCGTGATGAAGGAAGCGAACTCGGCAAGGCCTTGGGCCGTGGAAACACGACGCACGCCTTCGGGTGCTGGGTCAGCGAAGATCTGCTTGGCAGCAGCACCCTGCTGCATCCACCACGTGATGGTGTCAGCACTGATCGTGCGACCGAGACGTTGCTGGGCTTGCAGGTCCGTTGTGAACTCGACGTAGAACTTCTCGCCCAGCTCCTTGGTGTGGGGGTCGAATGCGACGGCACCGATGCTCAGCACGACGGCGCTCTGCACCGTGTCCAAGGTCTCGATGTCCACCATGATGTGGTTCATGTGGCTGCTCCTGATGGATTGAAAAAGCCCGGGAACTCACGCTCCCGGGTTCCGTTCTGGCTGACGTACCGGGACAGCTTACGCCGTCTCGGTGGGCACGGCCTTCTCGCCCTCGGGCTTGGCCGTCACGGTCGGGGCCACGGTGGGGACCAGCTTCAGCAGGTCGGCGTCGGCCTTGGTCAGCTCGGCGGTTGCCAGCTTGATGGCCTTGTCGCTTTCCTTGGACGCAGTGGTGTAGGCCTTGGTGGCTTCGGCCACAGCAGCCTTGTGGGCCTTGTCCAGCTCCTTCAGCTTGGCGGCATGCGCCTTGTCCAGAGCAGCACGGTCCTTGACCAGACCGGCATGCTTGGCCTTGGCGGACTTGGCCGATTCCTTGGCGTTGTTGACGGCCATTTTCTTTTCGGCCGGGGTGAGGATGACGCTCGATGCACGTGCCATTTCAGGCTCCTTGGTTCGTTGGTGAAACTGGCGGTACCCGGCCAGAACGGGTTGGGTGGGAGAGCAGCTTCAAGATCCTGCGGGCCAGTCCGTATGACACACTCGTCAAGGGCAGGAGTCGAACGCTGCAGCAGTCAAAATCGTCTGCTCTCCACAATGGTGAGTCCCGGGGGCCCTACCCCCACATCCGATTCGACACCCGATGCCTCAACTTTGAGATTGAGCGGGACTCGTTGATTAGCGGACGCCGCGACGGACAGGCTGGCCACGACCAGCAGTAGCGTTCTTGGGGGGAACGTACTGCGAGACGTCGGGCTCGGCCGTCAGGCGCGTGTTGGCTTCTTCGCGACGGCTCATGTACGTCTCGAATTCCTCGGCCTTCAGCGGACACACCACCGAGAAGCGCGGGGCAGCGAACTGCACGCCTTGGTCCAGCGTGATGCGCGTGACCACGCCGATCGGGATGGTCTTGTGCTTACTGGCCAGCGTCTGGACGTAGGCGTCGAAAGCCTTCATGGAGGTGGGGGGCACCGACATGATCCAGATCGGAGGCTCGTCGCCGTCCATCGCCACAGGCATCACGGCCAGCAGGCGCGTGTTCTTGCAGGCTTTGCCCTTGCCGGCCGAGCCGAACTGGTTGTTCGGGCAGGCGCTGCAGGTCTCGGCTTGCTTGTTGGGCGAGTTGGGGCTGGGCACCAGCAGGCTGGGCTCGACGCCGATGGCGAAGCAGCCGGGAGGTTGCGGGTTGT